CCGATTGAGCCAATAACATGCTCTTTCTGGAAGTTGTCCGCGTCAGTGGCGATATGCTTCATTAAGATTGGCATATTCTTGAACGTGTCGGCGGCTTTCTTTAGCTCATCTGGATGACGGAGCAAGTTATATACTTTGTTTGGATCTAACCCCAGCTCCTCGAAATTCGGTATTTCCTTGCCGATATATGGATTTACTGTGGCTTTACTGATGTGACTGCGATTGACAAATAAATTGCCGTTTTCGTCCTTGTAACGATTGGCTTGATCAAACGCAATTAGATTAGGCATATCACCTCCACGGCTTAATGTCACTATGATAAACGTTTATCGTTTTGATTACAATTTTTGCTAGAACGGCAACACGGGGACACTGTAGCACCGGCATCTCGGTAGCTCGCCAGGCTGAATGAATTCTCCGTCAATCATGCACCCATCGGTTACATTGAACTTACGTCCATCGGCGTGTACGTGTGACGCTCTAGGCTCCTTACCTGCGTGCGAATGCCTCCATATGGCCTCTGTTATCCCCAGTTCCTCACGCCTCACACGGTTAAATTGAGCCGTCATTTTATTGTTTTGATTTTGAGCTATGAATGCAGCTCGCCGCTTGGTGACACCGAATCTATTCGCCAGCTCCTCGGTTGCATAGTGCAAGTCACGGCCACGTGATATCGATTCCTGAATGACATCCCGGACCTGAGATAAATGCTTTGCCGGGATAGACTTGATTAGACCAACGTTATCAGTGATCACCTCATCCATCACTGACCGCATCGGTATCGTCATTTTAAAATCAACAGTCCACCCGGCATCTTTTAGTGCTGCAGCGAATGATTGTGATGCGTACCGCTGACCACTGGATACGAAGTCAGTCGCCATCTTTTCAGCGAGCTTATCGAACTTAACTTGCCATTCATCACCAACGGACTGCATCACCGCATCCAATTCATCGGTATGGTATGCAGCCAGCACGCGCTTGTTTAAGTCCGCGCTCATGTCAGTGATTATCTTCTGCAGCTTCTTGCGATAGGAGACCTCGATACCCTTGTTGGGTAGTGTAGGCCTCGTCGTCTTAATTTTCTTCATCTGTCGCATCGTCCTCGTATCCACCATTTGGGATTTCGTCGATGTCGATATTATCCCATGCCGTATCTGGATCATTCGCCAGGCGTCCACGCGCTTCTTCTGCTGATATAGCTCCGACATTTATGAGTGCGGATATTTCGTTGGCCGTATTCAATCTTGCGGTAGACAATTCAGCATCGCTGGTCTGCCACAAAGGCTTGAAGTGAAATGCGATGTCATCGTCAATCTCTCCCCACAGGTGCAGCTGAATGGCTTTCAGGCACGTGTCGATAGGCTGATAGTAATATGCCTCTTGTGTGGCACTGATGTAGTCATACCATGCACGAATTTCACCGTCACTTGAGGCATTCATACCTGTTGGGCTTATACCGGTGAATAGCATAGTTGGGATGCGGAAGCATGATGACATGTGTTCTTGGGCTTGAGCCTGCAAATCAGACAGACCAGATAACGGCGTGTTGAGCTGCACCAAATCCTCACTCTCGGAATCAATGAGGAATAACCCCATATTGTTACGATACTGAGTGAATAGGTCGGCTCGATCAAAAAGCGATTGCCCACTAATATCATTCAGTCGCTGTATCATGTCGGTTTTGAGTGCGGTCACTGAGAATGATTCAATCAGGCGTTGGATGTTTGCCCGCGTTTTAAGCCAGTTATCCACGGAGAGCTCACCCAATTGTGACAGGCTCATGCCACTGAAATTGTAGGATGGCTTTAGAATGTCAGGGAGTGGACGAGTCACGATTGGGATTATCCGGCTACCATGTATCTCTCTGCCCATCATAAACCACACGGTAGGGCGATAGAAGTCTGGAGACGTCGGATCATCTGCGTTATACATAGATGGAGTCACCCAAATAGGATCAACACTGGCGAATCCTTCAAGCATGCCTTTGCGGAATGTTTTCTCATCCAGAATCATCGGCGTTGCAATGTCAGCGTTCTTTACTTTGATTACCAGATTTCCTCGCCCATACATGCACTCGTTAGTTGCGCATGATGATACGATTCGTTTGAGGTCAAAGTATTCCATTGCCTCACAAAGTTCTTTGATTCGTTCTTCCTTGCTGCCATCTTCTGATTTTGAACACAGTTCAATCCATTCACGCGTGAGCTCTGTTGCTGTTACGGTGATGGCAGTGCGGAATTCTGCCCGCGTAGCCAGTGACGCTAGGTATGGATATCCGGGGAATGGTTGAAAGTCCTGCATCGACCATCCGGTGGTATTCATATATTGATACGTATCTAGCGCATCATCCATGGCCAGCGCAGATTTCTTACCCTCAGGCACCACGTTGGATGGTAGCTTTGGCGCGCCAATTCGAACGGTCTTTTTCTTTGCAGCACCAAAGGCTTTGATTGCAGCAAGTTCATTTTGAGCTGCGAACAGTCTACGGTTGATTGCTTCTTTGTCATCTGCAGCAACTGGCTCAACTGGTTTCTTTTTTCGAAAAAACATTATCGGGTTCTCCTCGGGAATCGACTTGCCGCCTGAATCGCTTCTTTCGTGATGACCATCTTACCACGTCCTTTGATCATGTTGTTGAGTGCGTAGCGGATGGCATCGATGTAGTGATTATCTTTGTCTACTATGAGTGGGAGTATATCACCACTCAAGCGATCTACCTTGTAAGAGTACGCATTGCATTCGTAGATTACTTCTCTGCACCGTGGGTGAACGATGATTTCTTTGAATGATCGCAGGTATGTAATTCCATCTTCAACAGAGCCTGCCCACTTGTCGCACGGCTTAATGTCGAAGCCCTTGTTCTTTAGGTGAGATATAGTTTCTGGCCGAGAGCAATCGCCGTATATCCGATGCCGCCTGACGCCATCTATTTTTTCGTACATGGCTGGCATATCATCAAGCTCAATGCCTACACCGCCAGTTTCACGCTCGATGTAAAGATTTTCATCGTGTATCCAGCACTTGACCAGCGTTGATGGGTCTTGGGCGAAACCAAAGTCAGCCCCAAAGTATGGCCCATCCCAGTTATTTGAATCTGGGGTAAACTCGTCGATTCGCCACTTGCCATTTAATACTTTGACATCTGACTGAGTTCTGAACTTGCCTTCCCAAATCCACATGTATCTGTCATGGTCTCGCTGGCGCATCAGGTCTTTCTCTTTGCGCAGCACTTCTGTGAACCAGGGGTTATGTATCCAATTGCACTCAATGATCAGGTTATCTTCGTCTTCATATATTCCATCAACGGAATCTTTCCAGAACGGAGCGACTAAGTCAGCCCATGTTGGGTCCGTCTCCTCGGCCGGATTGAATGTCACCATGATTTCTGAACCATCGGCCCGGAACGTTGGGATTAGGTAATCCCATGACTGACGAGATACATTCTCGGCTTCCTCAACCCAAGCTATGTTGCAGTTAGCCTTGCCCTTTAGCTTGGTCAGGTTTCTATATAGGCCATCAAAGCTAAACGCTGACTTGGTATTTGGCACGCGGATGCGGCGCTCAATCGGGCGGAAGAACTTCTCCATTCCTCTTCGCTCGAAGTCATCCACTAGCTCCTGATATGATGAATCAGCTATTGAATCCTGGATTTCACGGAAACATGCCGTTCTCGTTTTCCTTACCCTTGATATCTCATTCAGTAGACCGACAACCGTTCTCGTCTTACCCGACCCACGCCCACCCCAGATGATCTTTTTGCGTTTGGGGAAAATTATTTTTTCCAGCCGCTCGGGTATGTATAGGGTTGGCTCCTTATCGGTTGCCACCACTCCTGTTTTCGTTATCTGCCATTTGCGCACAACGTCTCTGTTCATATCACAAATAGCTATCACGGCGGGACGGTCTTCCGCCATTGTTCCGGCCTTAGCCTCAATATCTTCGATGGCTTTAACCGTAAGGCGCCTACGCATCTTTTGCCTGCTCTTTGAGTAAAGCCTCTACTCGCTCAAGCCGCTCTGCCAGTTCGGTGATTTCAGTAACCGACATTACATCTTTGATGATTGCGCTTATCGTCTGACCTACATCTGCAGGAATGTCGCCATCAGCTACCGATTGAAGGACGTCCCTAATTTGCTGCGCTGGGTCTTCGCTTGATATCTTGAATTCAACCAGCGGAGATGTTGCTTTACTAGGTGGGTATATACGAATAAGCACTTCACGGAAGAATGCGCCTGAGCTTTGATCGCCCTTATCCAGAGCTCTCGATACCATCTCTTCATAGAACTCAGATTCACTCACACCGTGTTTCTCTAACGCCCTTAACAACAGGGTACGTTTGCCCTGCCCTCGCTTTGGTGTGCCCTCTGGTGCGCCATTAACCCACGTTGTCTTTGTCTTCCCACCCATGATAACCTCTGCCGCTTTTTTGCCGCTATAGCAACAGTATATCACGATCAACTCATTGAATAAACAAAGCCACCCGAAGGTGGCCATGGATTCATTTGCATCTATTTTTATGGTTATTGATTCAATATAAATCATCCAACAACATGAAAGCAGAAAACTCCATTTTCTCTCCACATATCAACGGTTGGTTGTTCATCTTCGAACGCAACAGCGCCGCCAGATGAATCAATCATGCGTCTGTTTTTGTTCAACCATTCCAATTTTATTTCATGATTTGACCTATGATCAGTTGTTGCTCGCATATACAAAGAATCTTCGATATCGGACCATCCTAAATGTGTATTTTTATGAATCCATTTTTTCGTCTGTGCTCTACATATTTCAGATCTGCCAGTTAAAATAACAAAATTATCACTAGTGGCCACCGCATTCAAAATGTCGACAACATGCCTTATTGGTTTATCGCCCCCGCACGCCAAGTTATACTCATCCCAATGCTCAGTTAGATAATCTCTTCCTGGGGGTGGCATTAGATGCTCTCTATGGCCGTTATCGGCCAGCGTTCCATCGATATCGAATATATAAAGTGTCATTTAATAGCATCCTTGTTTTTTAGTCTTTCAATAATTTCGCTTCTCTTTTTCGCTATTCGAGCATTCGCTTCTTCTTTGCTCAAAAAATTAATTTCGCCTCGGTCAAGAGCCTTGAAAGTTTCGTCAATTTGCCGATCGACGTCTTCGTCTGTTGGCGCAACAAAATAGTCATTAATATCTACAGATTTCATTTTTCATTATCCTCACTTAATTTCATCTGAGTTAAATTTTCTTTTTTCCTGTTCCTCAACCAATCGATCCGCCAGAAAACGCAGATTAAACTTCATGTCATCCATCTGTCTGCGGTAAGAAGCGGCGTGCGCCACCCACCCATAACCAAAACCTGCAATAAGTGCCATAACGATAAGGCACGCCATTAACCCAACATCAGCTATTACCATCCGCAAATCCTCCTGCTATAGGCGATGAAAATTACCAGCAACGCAACAACTTCCACCAATACAATCCCCAATAGAAACCAGAGGAAACCGTGCCACCCCACTACCGCAGCCAGTAATGCTGCGGCTACAATTAACCAGAACAAGATGCAAATAATCATAAATCACCAATTTCATGGTATGACGTCAAAATGATATTACTCATACTTTTCTCCATGCTATGTAATTGCCGAGATACAGCTCACTTGTCGGAATCGTCCAGATAGCACCAGTTTCATCAATGACATCAATGACATCAATACTCATATCTGGATTGTCAATTACCGGCCCAATCAGTTCGCCAAAGTCTGTATTCCAGCCTGCGATACGAAAGAGAAGATCTATTTTTCTTTCAAGTCTAGAAACATTCATTCATCATCTCCATCAAATGCAGGTATTAACGCCCAGTGAGTGACGACTCGTTCATCTTGATTAAATTTAGGTGTGACGTCCGCTCCAAATAACCCATGAGGGTATATCACGTAATCTACCATGCATATCCCGTCTTCATCAATAGTCAAAACATCATCAGAGAACTCAGTCCCTCCAATTACAATCTTTGGCTCTGGCAATTCATCTTTAACGCTGATCCACGTAGCCATCATTCACACTCCTTATTTAACATCAACGTCGATATCAGGAATAATCTGCTGCGGCCTGAACATGACTCTGTAGTGGTAAGTGTCAGCATTCGCGCCTTCGATTTGTTCTGAGAAATACGAAACATTATCTGATAGACCAAGGAAGTGCTTCTTGTATTCGTTAGGGCCGACCTTGCAAGTAACATCCAGCTTTCTTGAGCCATCATCAACATGGATAGAACAAAGACCCTCAATTGAAAGTAAATACTTGTCAGTTATGCCGTTGAAAAATACAATGCGCCGATTAATTTCAAAGTTGTCAGCTGCTTGCGATAGGTTTTGAGAAGCAACGCTCGCGGCATTGTCGCAGGCAGATAACGCGACAACCGATAATGCTGCAAATAATAATGATTTATTCATCATTCACCACCCTTTCAAATTTGCCTTGATACTGAAACTCAGTGCATTTAACCGCCTTGGTTCCGTCAGAATATGTTTTTAAAACTGGCATTTCATTGAATGGGAGTTTTGAACAATCACGGCTTGAGAATTTGCAGACAGCGCACATACTTCCTTTTGGTTGATGGACATTCATCATTCATCATCCCCATACGGTTCAATCCCCAGCATCGCCTTGGCATTAGCGATTGCCGCTTCTTCCGTTTTGAATGCGATACTTCTGCTTATTAATTGATGATCCTCACGATCATCGTTAAAATAATGCCAATCGATACCTTCTTCTCCGGCGAAGTTTATGTAAAAATATCTTTCATGCATCTCAAACTCAGTATCCCCCATCGGGACCTCAAACCCATTCACAATGTGAGTTTTTGGCTTGGTGCGGTATGAAAGACTAGAGGTGAATGAGCATTCTTTTTTATTAAGCCATTCTCCATCTACTTCACACCGTACTTGCACAGCCTCACCGTCCACCCCAGCTTTCACAATTGGCAGTATCCGGGCGCAAAATTCCTGAAATGTTTCTTTTTCCATTTTATCTCTCCGTTTATTTCAAATTTTCAGATTCAAATTCAACTTCTGTTTCGTCTTCTTCGTGTGAATTACCCAGCAAATCCATGAGTTCTTCGTATAATTCATAGTCCATTTTTGTCTCTCCGTTTGTTTTATGGTCTTATTATAGTTGATTGATTCTTGATTTCTTTGATTTGCGTCACGCTTTTGCTATTTGATTCCATTTTCATGCAGCCAATCTTTGATTGCTGCGTAAGGGACAAAAACACTGTTGAATTCGCTATCGCCCCATTCTGTATTGACAGCAATCATGACCCCAGCAATTTTGCCATTATGGTACACGGGGCTGCCTGAATTTCCCTGAACCCCACCGGCACTTGATGTAACCACTATGCACTTTTCGTTCATATCGCCGGTGTTGGGAGCTGTGTAATTTTTCAGTGCCACGCCATGGCTCTCAGTTGGTAGACCAGTGCGGCCAGAGTAACCGTAAACAGTGACTGAATCACCAAGGTTTATATTTTCAAACTGATCGATGCGTTTACCTTTGTTGTCATGACGAATAATCTTAATGTCGCAGTCCGTATTTTCAGCCACGGTTTTATCGAGAGAGTGGACGTGTTTTGCTGTGATTGACATAGTTTCAGAAACCGGGAACGATGTCCCTACTTCACCCATTAGCCCGGGGATGCCAATCACCACCAAGTCAGCTTTGCTGGTAGCTGTTGAGCTTACTTCGTAGTGACCGGATGACTGAGCACAACCAACTAAAAGAGTTGATGTGATGATTGCTGTTGCGATAAGTGATTTCATGATTTGCCCGCCATTTCGTTTTGCTTAATTAAACAATAGCTCTTTTGTCTAAAAAAACAATAAATTCACTTTATTTTTGTGACGGGCATCAATGTTCTCACTAGGCGCTTTTTTGTTAAGATCGTAATCGCGAAAAAATATCCGTCATTGCATCAGCTCCAGCTTGATTCCAATACCATTGTTCAACTTGCTTCCCGCCGTGAATTGCTGTGCTTAATCTAAACTCTCCGTAAACATCCGGCTTCTTCATAGCATTGCCACTTGCCACACGACCTAACATTGCCGCTGTTGTATCTAGCTGCTTTGCCAACTCCGTAGTGGTATAAAATTTTTCATCGATTCGTGGTAGTGGTATCACATCAAAACCAGCGATGGGATTAATGAGGTTTGCCGCTACCGTCTGCCGTGATGAGTCACCAAGATGAGGCAACAAATCGAATATTTTTTGCGCATTGGCTAGCTGTAAATCAATAGCTTTAGCCTTCCGCATTTCATCAAGTGATGTTTTTGCTTTGATGCTACCAGATAGCTCGACGGCTTTATCAATTTCGCCATGCTTTAGTGCTTGAACCGCTTTGTACAGTTGGATCTCGTAAGCCGGGTTTATCCACCCCGCATACTTCATGGCAATAATTTCAGAGGCGTAAGTTGCAGCATTCTTCCCTCTTACAGAAACCATCTTCTCAGAAGCCTTTATACAGGCTTCTAAAAATTCAGATTGATACTCTTTAAATTTGGATGGTCTATGGTTGTTTTCATCGGCCATACCGCTAGCGACTGCGGCTTTATGCAAATCATTCAAGCAATAAAGACCCTCGCGATTAATGGAAACTTCCGACTCTGCAATAATTAATTTACCCATGATTGATGCCTCTTGTTTGTTTGCGTTAAACAAATTATCACTTATAGGGTGGTTTATGTATAACGAGTAATTTTCATCGTCACGACAAATTTCACACACAAGAAAGCCGCAACATTCTGCGGCATTCGTCACATTTTTATCTATTCGATTTAAATTTTAGACGGGTATTTCTGAGAAAAGGAATCGAAGCACGATCCGATTGCTTGTTGTTGAAGTTGATGCGTTGCGGATCCGAGAGTAAATGACACTCCCAGCTGGATAGAAGTCAAATCCCTGCTCATTGGCAAGCGTGCCTGAGGGCCGAGCTGATTGACCTGGATTCGTTCCTTCCCCTATAAAGCTGGGCACATCCAGTATCGCGCCTACCGTTGTTGGTGTTCCGATTAGCTGGATAACCGTACCGGATGGAGTGGTTATTCCGCGATTCACATTGAACGGAGTGATAGCACTCTGCACGGTGCCGCCAGATGTCCCAGTGTGGATAATGTACTCAGCCCCCGCTATGTTGGGCATTAAGTCTCTATTGATCAATTCAAGCCCATATCCAGATGGCACGGTGAATTTTATCCACTGGGATAGCCCAGCTGCAAGAGTGACATCAATGTATGCCCGGTACGTCATACCGAGCAAGCCTTGGTATTCTGCATTGCTTAGCGATGCCACCCCAACAACTGGACCAGCGTTGGTTTGTCTAACTGTGCTAGTTAGCGCATTTCCATCACCAAAACCCATATAAACCCTCAATATTTAGACTACCAAACCCAAGATGAGATAAGCCAGTATTCTACGGAACTGGCGTATAGGATGAAGAAAGTGGTGCGCACTCCCTTTCTTCATCAATTCGTTTGCATTCTCGACCATATGCTTTGGCGGTTTCTTATATGGTTCTATTTGGCATTCATTAAAAATTCACAGATAAAATTTAACCAGTATATGTCTGCCACTGCGTGCCATCAAAAATTATTGTATATTTTGTCCTTGCGCTTACTGTTAACGTAAATGTAGTTGAACCAGAAACAGTAGTCTCTGAGTTATATGCAGTGATATATAAGATTCCAGAAAGTAGATTATATATTGTATAAGAGTGTCCGGATACATGATTTGCGATTGGGGGTAGTGTTAGTGTAACCCCTGCCGTGGATATTAAATAATTTGGGTATAATTCATTTAGTGATGCGCTTGCACTAATAGCTTGTACTCTATTTGGCTGACGATACACCGCTCCATTTGGCCCGATTATTGTTGGTGATGTTGCCATTGATGTTGCTGTTTGATCAGATGATGTTGACCAAAGCATGCTATATGTATTATTTTTATAAAAGCGCATTCCGCAAACAGCGTTTGATGCTTCATTAAATCCCGCATAAGGCTGCACGACACCGGATGATGAATTAAAATTAAACCGAGATCCTTGCGCATTATACCCATACAACCAAGTCTTTGTACTGACTCCAGACCGAACAAGATACGCCGCCGTTCCGTCACTAGTTGAACCAGGGAGTAACACCATATCTAGTCCGTTAACTGCAACTCCACTTTTATTTATTTGCGCTCCCAACTCCCCAATAACAGCAGCACCTCCATATGATGTTGATTTTACTATTATATTCGCATTTAACGTCCATGCCTTGTTTATCCCATTCAGAGTAAAACCTGTTGTGCCAGATGGAGTACCCAGCACGCCAGAGGCAGCCCAACCAAGAGAGCAAGTTATTACCCCAGTTGTTGAATCAAAAGACGAGACAATTCCCCAATATACTGGACTATGCAATGTCTGAATAACATCTCCAACCCGAATATTTTGCAACATTGTTGCATATGTTGATGGGTCTACCGATACGGTTGTTGATGTATATGATAGTACAGAGGAAGCGGATTCCCATGTTTCCAACGCAGGAAGTGTTGCGTCAAAGTATGCAGTCACCCCATCGTTTGAGCCATATGACGATAAATCTTGCGCTGTACTTACACCAACAACTTGTTCATTCCACCCACTATCCGATGTAGTACTGCTTACTCCCCCTTTAACCCCAAGAGGTAATCCGTTGCGTCTAATACCCCGAAATTTCTTGGTTGGATATATTCCCCCTTTTAATAAAATATCGCTGTCATTCGCATTATTAAAAATCAATTGTTCTATTGACGGATTATAACCTAGTTGTGTTTGCGTAGCCCCGAATTCAGACAGCAAATGAGTCGGTTTCATATCTGCTTTTATTTGATAAGCGGTTCCGGTACACTGAAAATAATTTCCACCATCAGCAACCCCAGTTCCCGCGGCTACAACAACACCAGAATTACCACCATACCCAGTTCCTTCGTAATATTCCGACCAATTTACTAAATCCCCTACTTTCAGATATGTTGCGCTGAGCATTTGACTAACACTGCTAAAATTGCGAGGGCGCTGATCTAACTCTGCTTGTAAATCAAGCGAGTCATTAGTTTTAACTAGTGATGCGCCATACCCTACATCAGATGATTTTAGGTCATCTCTCAATTGAGCATCAGTCTGATCAACCCACTCGCTGCCATCCCAAACAAAAGGACGTAACCCCAGGTCAGTTGCGCAGCAAGTCATACCAGCCGCAAGTTTGGTTGGAGAGATAGATAAAATATCAGCCCATGTGCGATCTGGAATCTTTGAAAAATCCCAGTGATCTACCGCGGAAGTGGCTATATAGCTCAAATCAGAAACGTAATATCCGATCCCTGACGGTACTGTGGAAACCGATGGCAGATCTCCATAAGATGTAACAACGGCCACCTCGGATAACGGGAATATGAATTGTCCAAAGCTCATGGTTTACCCCACTGTCACGGTAATGGATCCGGAAGCATCATTCATCATCATTGCATAGATGTTGGTGCTTTCGATGAAGCTGAATGGGATTTGCTGACGCGGCGCTAGTAAGTGATATGCAGTTATTGATGCCGATGGAACGGATGACGCGGCGACAAAACGAATTGAATCAGTCTCTTTATTTTCCATAAAGCCGACACCGACACCTGATGCCACGAGTGCGTAAGCGGTGTTGCTCAATGAAACCTCTGTTGTTGCCATGCTGAAATCCTCGGATTGAACGATTTTCTCAATTCTATCACAGTGATTGTCAGTCTGCACACAAACAAAAACCCCGCCTAGGCGGGGATCTGTTAATCGTTCTTGTTGAGGTACACCACGATTCCACTGAGATAATTTATAGCCCCCAGTATTTCGGCAATTTGTCGCTCTTTTGTCGGCAATCTCAGCCCCTCCTGAACTTTCTTGATTGCTTGAAATGCCATACCAAATGGAGTATCTAACAACTCACTAATCACTTGCATTGGCTGATCTTCAAATGGCAGACCATTGCCGTGTCGTTCATTTCCTTTACCATTGGCGGCTTGCTCATATGCCATCCTCAATACATCAACCAGTGATTCGTAACCTTCTTTGCACTTCCATTCTCCAGAGCATTTGCATGACTCACTAATTGCCTCTTCCTCTTCAGAGGATACGCCATAGTCATGAGTGTGCGAGCGCCACGCCTCCAGTTTACTCATCTTTCGCCTCCCGATCTTTTTTGATTTTATCCACTTGCTTTCTGAAATTTTCAGCCTGTTTTTCTGTCAATTTTTTGGCCGCGTATGTCATAGTATTCTCCGTTATTTGATTACAATTCTTGTTCGCGCTTAATGCGCAATTCATCTTCCAAATCTTCCCGGCGACGACGAGCAGCAAATTGCTTTCTGTCATATTCGGTCTGGGGTGCTTTAAATTCCCGAGATGTTACAGATGGCTTCCAGTTCCATCTTGTTGATACTTCCTTGAATTCGTCCTTCGTGATAGACATTTCAGTTCTCCGTTTGTTTTATTGATTTAATTATTGCACATAAAACAAAAATATCTTTGATGCATGTCACGTTTTGATGTTTTAGTATTCATCTCGATAGCCGGGCCCTGCGTAATTGCAGAATTTTGTGATATCACCCTGATATGTTAACCGGACTTTACCAATGGGCCCATTACGTTGCTTCCCGATAATGATCTCAGCAATGCCCTTGTCTGGGCTGTCGTCGTGATACACCTCATCGCGATAGATAAACATGATCAAATCAGCATCTTGTTCAATAGCCCCTGATTCGCGTAAGTCGGAATTAATTGGCCGCTTGTCGGAGCGCTGTTCTAGACCTCGATTCAACTGAGACAGGGCAATCACCGGCACCTGCAGCTCTTTCGCCAGGGCCTTCAGAGACCGTGATATCTCGGCAATCTCCAGCGTGCGATTTCCTGATAGCTCGGGCACTCTCATGAGCTGTAGATAATCCACGACTATCACACTAAGCCCGCCGTTTTCTCGGTAAGCACGTTTTGCGCGCGACCGCAATTCCACTGGGGTTAAACCGGAGTCATCATCGATGATCAGCTTGGACTCAAACAGATGACTAACGCCATGGCTGAGCATTCCCCACTCGTTCTCATTAATCATACCTTGGCGAATTTTGTTTAGCGGAACCAAACTATTCGATGAAAGCAATCGATCCATGATCTGGCTCTCCGGCATCTCAAGACTAAAAACCATTGCGGGATATTCTGAGTTCTGAGCTGCGTAATCTGCGATGTTCATTGAAAATGCCGTCTTCCCCATTGATGGACGAGCGGCAATAATAATCAGGTCTGACTTCTGAAACCCCGATGTCATTCGATCTAAATCGGCAAATCCAGACGACAATCCAGTGATACTCGTTCCCCGATTTTGGTTTTCTTCTATGCGATTCACTGCCCCCTCTAGCATATCTTTCATGCTTGAGTATTTTTTATCGGATGATCCCGATTGTAAAACAGCGTCGATTTTATCGAGATACTTTCCGGCAATCTCGGTTGGGGTTTGTCCGTTTGACGAATAACCATCTTCGACCAGCTGATTACCCAAGGCGATTAGCTCACGAGTTACTGCTCGTTCATGCACTAGCTTGGCATACGACTCGATGTTTGCTGCGCTGGGGATTGCTCGGCAAAGCTCGACAAGGTAAGCGAATCCGCCGATCAAGTCCAGCTTGCCGGTCACCTCAAGTCGCTCCTGAACAAGCACCAGATCTATGTGAACTGAGGTTGTAATCAGGTCTTGTATTGCTTCAAAAATAGTTTGATGAATTTTTGAGTAAAAATCGGTTTTGGTAACTAGCGGCGCAACATCATCCCACTTCTGCGGGTCCAGCATCAATCCGCCCAACACTGACTGTTCAGCTTCGAAACTGTGTGGTGATGTTTTTAAGTCCATCTGTTTGATTGTAGTATTCACATTTTGCCCCTTTTACTGTCCCAGCGCATTTCGATTGCAAGCCCGTCATCTTCCCGCATTCTGTCAATAACGCGATCACCCAGAACCTGTTTAATCTCTCCGAGAGATAGGTTTGACAGAAATGCGGTTGGCAGTCGGTTCCCATATCGCTTGTCGATGATTTCAAACATCAGGATGGATTCAGCTTCACTTCCAAACTGAACCCCAACCTCATCAATCACAAGCAGGTCTGCGGAAGCATACCGATCGATCACCGCACCTTCATCGATATCTCGATTGCCCCAAGAGGCCCGTATGCAGCGAATCATGTCTCGGGCCGTTGTGTAAATCGCAGTTCTTTTGTTTTCAGGCTTGATGACTTCGTTGATAACTGATGCAGCGAGATGTGTTTTTCCAGTCCCTACACCACCAAACAACATCAGGCATCTTCCCATGCTTAATGAATCGTCGTTTTGAGCGTACTCACGCACCATAGAGACGATTTCTTCTTGAAGCGGTGTGTTGGTATGGTATTGGTCGAAAGTCTTCTCTACGAAGCGCGCAGGAAGCCCTGTAGCGATGATTCGTTGGTATCTTTTGGTTTCCAGTAGCTCACTCTGTTTTTTAGCCTCGTTTTCAGCTTTGCAGATGGGGCATTGGTTTTCAGTGATCCGAGTGTCCATTGTGTATTCAACTCCGTGGACTTCGCATTTGCATGTAATCAGATGCAGCTTATCTGCTTCAGCTTGCCGATCCTTAATCTCTTTCAGTCTTATCGTCATGTCCATTTTCTATAGCTCCGTTTTTCCGCCGTTGTTTAGTCCCGCACAGTTGAACCCTGTTTGCCTGATCGCCTGTTTTTTCATTGTAGCTGGTGGATTGTCAGCATGTGAAATGAACTTGTCGATCTTCTCTGAGTTTCTAAGTATCAGGTCAAGTCCGTTGTATTTAGTCTTCTGGTCATTGTCTCCCATATTGAAAGGAGTCATTGAGCATCCAGTGATTGCCTTTTTCAGTTCTTCGACTGAGTAGGTCTTTAGTGCTTTTGCTATCTGTTTCTTCCTGTCATCTCCGAGTTTTGAGCGTGGGCTGCTCATGACTGTCTGCCAGTGCTGGAAAACTTCTTTTACTGACTCGTCGTGTTTCGGTGAAACCGACATATCTTTTAAATGTTTATTTGTTTCTTGTTTATTTTGTATAACTGTTTCTTTTATAGTGGCCGGTTCACCGTCAACGGGAAATCCGTCAACGGGTGACTTACCATCCAGTAATGGGGCGTTTATTTCTTGTGGCTCTGAAAACACAAACCAGTCATTAGATGAAAAAGCCCCCGAATCACTTCTCGACTGTTGGCGCACCAAATACCCGCAATTAGTCAACTCTTTGAGTATTCTGTTTAGCTTGTCGCGCCCACACTCCTCCACCTGCTCCAGTAACCATGATTTATGGATTACCCATTCAGACGGGAGAGACAACATGAAAGTTAGAAGCCCTCTAGCTTCCCAGGTTAGATCTCTGGATTGTATTGTTTTGTTTGGTATTGTTACGTACTTATCAGCTGATTTTGATTTAAATATTGGCATAAAAACTCCCACTCAAAAATGTTTGGAAGTTCGGGAAATGATGTATAATTGTTCTCGAACTCCCTCCGCCCGCTCACACAGGACTGCAATCCCGAGCGGGTTTTTTATTTTAAGACAGATTTAACAACAACTGAACGTCATTTTTTATACAATCCTTTTTGCGAGTTTGCAGCAGGTAATAAACCCGTTATTGCTCTCAAAAAGGCCAATGGATACGAACTTTTTCATCATTTCCTGTACTTTATGGACGCTTAATCCTGTATTTCTGGCTATATCACTGGCGTCATGCTCTAGCTCAAAATTTATATTATTTGCTGTTATTTTTGAATAAATCGACTCCAGACAATACCAATACAACCCATACCCCTCAAGGCCGTAATCAAGAAGAACCTCCTGTAATTTGCCGTCCATGTTTGCATCTGAATCATGTTTAAACCATTGCATAAAACCCCCTATTCCCCTAGCGCAATGAATTCGGAAAGCTTCATGTCAAACACCGCTGCCAGCTTTTCCAGGGTTTTTGAACTAACCGTGTTCTGATTAACCATTACCCCCATTCGCCCAGCAGATATCCCCATTCGCAAGGCAAGATCCGCCAGGTTCCATTCGTTTTTAGCCAGCATAACTCTGATTGATTTTTTCAAGTTCATTTTTGTATCTCCGTTTGTTTGATTGCCTTGATTATAGATATGGCATTTTTTTTTGCAAGTAGCTTGCATTATTTTTTTATGAGTCCTATCATTCTTGCAGGTGCTGGTAATCGGACGATAGCACCACACAACAACCAAGAGGAAATGATATGAACGAAATTTCAAATTTTAGCAAAGAACCAATCACGATGAGCAGTCGCGAGATCTCCACTCTTGTCGGAAGCTCTCACGATAACGTATTAAAAACAATCCGCAGATTAATTGATGGGGGTATCGTTTCAAAAACGGAACCCCGCAGCTACCAGCATCAACAGAATAAACAGACGTATTATGAGTATTTTCTCAATAAGCGTGATTCATTAATCGTTGTTGTGCGGTTATCTCCAGAGTTTACTGCAGTTGTAATTGATCGCTGGCAGGAATTGGAACGGGAATTAGAAAATGCGAATAAACCAGCAATCCCACAAACATACGCAGCCGCATTGCTTGAAGCTGGCCGCCTAGCTCTCGAAGTTGAAAAGCAGGCGGAGCAGCTGTTGCTAGCAAAGCCAAAGGTTGAGTTTGTGGACAAATTCACAAGCAAGGATGCGCTACAGAATGCAACCCAGGTTGGTCAGACGCTGAAAATGTCAGCAGTTAAACTTAATTGGACACTGGATGAACTTGGTGGAATATACAACAAATCAGTTAAGCGTGGTCGAGTGTTTTCCCAATCATGGATTGATGATGGATACGGAAAGATGGTGCAGACTGAAGCTGGATATCCCCAAGCAATGTTCACCACCTCCGGAGTGGTTAGAATTACTGAACTTTTAACCACAAATGGGGTTATATAGATAATTGATACATTCGTCACACTTTTGATGTTAATTTCTTTTGTTTTATGTGTGGCGAGCTACAGTTAGGTTAACTTAAATCAAAGGCTAACTAAGGGGATACAAAATGGGCGGTTCAATTTATTTACTCGTTTGGGTTTTTAACTTCATTTGCGTCATTTCTTGGGCGATGAATGTATGCAAAATCTACAAGAATGGGAATGAGGGTTTAATCATGAAGATAATCCGCATCACCGGTGTGGTAATCGTGCCGGTTGGGATTATTGCTGGATTTTTTGGGAAACTTTCAACAAGAAACTAAGGGGATACAATCATGGATCATGGGTATGTAAAGATCGAAATTCGTTGGGTTGCTCTATTTCCGGAGCCGCATGGTGTCGCATTGCGCGGATACAAGAGCGATGGAAGCTATGACATATTGCCGGATTGGTACACCGACACAGATGAGGCACGCCAAGCGGCTCGTTCATATGCAGTCGCAAATTGCTGTCCAGTTTTCGATTTGACGGTAAGCTAAAAGAAATTAATGATGTGCGGTTGTTGCAAATCATCAAAAGGAGTTGCATAATACAATACTCTAATCAACTGAAGGGAATTAGGAATGGATAACTTAGTGAAAAATATCTCCGGAAAATTGACAGTAAGCTCAAAGCAGATTGCAGATCACTTTTCTGTGGCTGGCGGTCATCGCTACATTTTGAGTGTAATCAGAAAGCTCATTAATGAATTGGGTGATTTTGGAGTGAAAAATTATTCGCTCTCCTCATATATTTCAAAGCAAAACAAAAAGTTGCCATGTTATGAAATCACCAGGGATGGATTCACGTTTCTCGCAATGGGATTAACTGGGCCAAAAGCAAACCAGTGGAAAATTAAATACATTGAAGCATTTAACGCAATGGAAAAGATGCTTTCCGGTGAAAACAGTGTCATGCAACAACTCAACCAGGCAATAAAACTCATGGAAGATGACAAGCAGATTGCTAGCTCATGCGGTAAAGGTCTTGGTGAGTGGAAGAAGGCGAGAGCGGAGCACATTAAAGAAATAGAAGATTTGAACAAAAGAGCCCAATTGCTTTTAAATTTTTGAGTTGAATTAAAATAATCGATACGTGACACAGATCAATGTTTTAATTGTGTGATGATTTATACTCGAATTATAAAAAACAAGGAGAATAAAAAATGGCTTTAGATGTTGTTCGATTCGTTAACGATCAGCAACCGCTGTTCATGTCGTCGCTGACTGATGAAAAGATATCATGGGCAAAGGAAGCTCAGTTTGCAATCCAAGCTTTCCAGAAAAACAAATATTTGGCTGACACCGCAACATCAAACCCGACAAGTGCACAGAACGCGATCATTAACGTTGCAGCCATCGGCATTACGTTAAACCCCGCGTCAAAACTAGCTTATCTTGTGCCGCGTGACGGCGGTGTATGTCTGGATATTAGCTATATGGGGCTGCTTCATCTTGCCCAAACAACAGGAGCTATCAAGTGGGGGCAATGCAAGCTCGTTCATAAAAATGACATCTATGAATCAAATGGACTGGATTGCGCGCCGACCCACAAATACAACGCGTTTGAAGAACGCGGCGATGTTGTTGGTGGATACTGCACCGTTAAAACCGCAGATGGCGACTATCTAACCGAGGAAATGAGCATTCGGGAGATCGCTCAGGTAGAGGCATCCAGTAAAGCTAAAAACGGGCCGTGGAAAAACTGGTGGGAAGAGATGGCGCGCAAGACTATTGTTAAGCGTGCTAGTAAATACTGGCCGAGAGTTGATCGTTTGGATAATGCGATCAACTACATTAACACTGACGGTGGGGAAGGACTTGAATCTGTATCCGCACCAATGGAAGAAGAAAAAATCGCAAACCCTATTGATGTGATTGTTGCGGCACTTGATCATCAAGGGAAAACACTCGATCAATTCTTGGACTGGGCTGGCAAAGTTCTGAAACGCGATATCCCTGATTTGTCTTTCTTGTCTCCAGATGAACTGCAAAAATTTGCCCGGAAACTGGAGGCCAATAAATGATCTACGAAAATAAACACATGGGGATAAATACTTGGAATGTTGAACAAGGGACCCCTGAATGGTTGAAAGCTAGATCTGGAGTCATTACGGCGTCCGTTGCTCACGCTGTAATCAAAAGAGGTCGTGGCAAGGATGGCTACTCAGCGGAACGTGCAACTTTGATGATGGAGCTTGTTGCTCAGATTTGTACCGGAGTTGTTCCGGAATCCATCAGCTTCAAACAGGCTGAGTGGGGGCACGAAAATGAGCCGTATGCTCGTGAGGCATTTGAGGCCGCAACCTTCGAAACGGTTGAAACGTGCGGGTTTATCTACAAAGACGATTCCCTACGCTGCGGAATTAGTCCTGATGGAATATCCGATTTGTTTGGTTTGGAGATAAAGAACCCGTTTACAACTCCGGTTCATCTGGCAACGCTTCTTAATGGAGAGATAAAGCCGGAGTATGTCACACAGTGTCAGTACAGCATGTGGGTGACTGGCTATAAACTGTGGAACTTCTGTTCTTACGATCATCGCATGCGAGGGAAACCAGAGAATCGCCTTTGCATCATCCCCATTTATCAAGATGATGAATTGATGGAAAAATTTGATGTTGAAATTCCGAAGTTCATCACAGAAATGGATGAGATTTTGGCTAAACTTGGATTCAAGTTCGGTGATCAGTGGGTTGGTTAGCATGAGCAAGGAATCATTTGCAGAGGTGGCACACAACAACGTGCTGCGACAGATAGCCAGGGAGTGCATCAAAGATGTTCCTGATTTATCAAAACTGAAACAACAGGAGAGAGACGCAATAACAAGACCTCTAATTAAAAAATATTCAACAAAGGCAACAAATTTAGGTTTCACGCATTTTCAGTTCATTTATGCGCTCGGGATATTGACGGGCCAATTCATAGAGAGATAAACAATATGAACAATTTATCAATTGCTGGGAATATCGGGAAGGATGCGCGAGTTAATCAGGTTCAAACGTCAAAAGGAATGATGTCGGTAGCCAATTTCTCGCTGGCCGTTCAGACTCGACAGAAAGATCAAGCAACAGGAAAGTCCATTAGTTTGTGGTTTGATTGCGCGATGTGGGGCGAGCGAGCGGATAAGCTGGCGCAGTATCTTACTGCAGGATCGAAAGTCGCTGTCGTTGGTGAGGTTGGCGCTGACACATACACGGATGGGCAGGGGAATGTAAAACCCAAGCTGACAGTTCGAGTGTCTGATATAACCTTGATGGGATCGGCAAATCAATCTGGACAAGCAGCAACACAGTCACAAGCGAGTCCGCAACAGCAATATCAGCAAGCTCCACAGCAAAGGCAGCCGTCCGGCGGATACAATAAAAACGATGTACCGCCGATTGATTTCGATGATATGCCATTTTAATTCAAATCGGCCTTCGGGCCGTTTTTTCTTGGACGAAACAAATGAGAAAAATATCGTATTTTTTGAGAAACAAAATGGTATGCGATAATGCATGCCGACACATTCAGAATCTACAAGTGAACGAGGATAAACCAATGGTTGTTTCCATTCAGGAATACACTCGATCTCTAGATCAAAACGCGAAATTTCACGCTATATGCAGTGACATGGCAAAATCTGCGCAATACATGGGGCGAACTCTAACGGCCGTTCAGTGGAAAGTGTTACTTATATCTGGGCACGCTATCGCAACAAAGATCGGCGCTGATGTGATTCCTGGCATTGAAGGCGAGTTCGTCAACATTCGCGAGTCATCCGCATCTATGGGTGTTGCTCGCATGTCATCGCTGATCGAGTACAGCATTGCGTATGCAGTGAGCATTGGCGTTAAACTTTCTGATGGTGGTTGCTATGTTGAAACAAACTAGAATTGAATCATCAAAAATAAGGGCCGCAGCAAAGGGCCAGGAATGCACGCTAAACATAGCTGGAGTGTGTAGCTACGATGACACTACCACAGTCCTTTGTCATCTTCCTGATGAATCCCACGGGGTAGGAAGAAAGAGTGACGACCTTTCTGCGTGTTTCGGTTGCTCAAGTTGCCATGACGCGCTAGATCGGAGGTCTGGCGGATTGCCAGATGACGAGCGTGAATTCTATATGCGCCGGGCAATGGTGAGGACATGGAGAATCCTGGTGGATATGGGCATTATCGCAATCAAGGGGGTTAAATGAGAAGTGAGACTTTTTTCATTCCCATCATGGGGCCTTCCCTTAATCAATTGTATTCTGGGGTTCATTGGGCAAAGCGGAAGAAGATGGCCGACAAGGTTCATGATGTTGTTGCTTCTGTAGTTGGTAAGTCAGAGCAATTTACAAATCCAGTAAACATAATCGCCACCCCAATTGCAGGTAAGCGCCACGTCATGAGAGATACATCGAACTACTCGTACACGTACAAGATGATAGAAGATGGCCTTGTTAGAGCTGGGTTGCTGCAGGATGACAGCCGGAAGTTTGTTCGGGATGTGACGATAAAGGCAGCAGTTGAAGATAGAGCTGGGGTATCTGGAATGATTATATATATAGAAGAAATTAACGATTCCGTGACTTAGGTCAACGTTTTAATTGTGCGGTACGCTATAGTTACATCAACAAAAATTATTTGTGACGTGGAGGTGAGATTTTGAAAAAGTACAACGTGATTTATGCAGATCCCCCATGGAAGTTCGGTAGCCAAAAGACCGGCGGAAACATGAATAGCGGAGCGGCGCAGAAGTATCCAGTCATGAAAACGACAGACATCGCAATGATGCCAGTTGAACAGCTTTGCGCCGATGATTGCCTGCTAGTGATGTGGTACGTCGGGGCCATGCCAGAAGATGCACTTGCGGTCTGTAAGGAGTGGGGATTCCGCCTAATGAATATGAATGGCTTTGTTTGGAATAAATTGACAAAAACAGGAAAGCCTTTCTTTGGTATGGGGTACGCAACACGCGCCGGGTCTGAATCCGCCCTGATTGGCGTTAAAGGTAAATTGGGAAATCTAATCAAAGATCGCGGGGTTCGAGCAGTGATTAGTGCGCCAGTTGGTCGGCATAGCGAAAAGCCCGATGATTTCAGGCGGGCTATTGTGAGGATGTGCGGAAATGCCCCGCGGCTTGAGATGTTCGCCCGCATCCAGTATGACGGCTGGGATGTGTTTGGAAATCAGGTTGATAATTCGATTGAGATTGAGACAAGGAGCGACAAATGATCACATTCATAGTTTGCGTTTTATTGTTTTGTTTTGTAGCCGCCATCATGGACTCACTATGATGAAAATAGTGCTTCGCGCCGTGACAATGAACGCGACAAAGGATGAGCGTCACAATATAGCTCAAGCTCTTAAAATGCTTGGTGTATATCCGTGGATAAAGTGTGGATGGTTCTTGGTTGATATCAGGCATTCATTGTTTCGAGAGGTTGAATTCAGGGTTGTGGTTACAAGTGAGATCTTGAAGTATCACCCTGACATGGTAAAGGATATACCATACGTGCTTGATAGTGACGTTGTGAACCCAGAGCTTCTTATGACATTAGAAAAATTAGGAGAATGACATGATTACGCAGGAACAACAAAACGAAATAGTAAATAAGTGGCTTGATGATAATAAATACAACGTAACGATTAGCCAGCTTCAATCTTTCATCGCCGGTATCCACGCGGCCGATGATTACGCAGAAGCAAAGAAGCAATCCCCATCTTTTGGGTGGCATAATGGAGTCTTTAACATGGGGTTCGAAAAATGAGCAAACTTCTTGAATTGTGTAAAACAGATCGCCAGCGCGAGATTATCCAGATTTATGAAAAGCTAGGTTCAGCTGGCACGGCGAAAAACTTAGACATATCTCAGCGCGCAGTAAACAAAACCGTTTCGATTGTACGCGGCTATGAAGAGTCATCAATCAACCCAGTTGAGTCTATCCATGACACTAGTACGCTGTACAGAAACCATAGCGATGACGGAACCGTACTGTTGCAATGGGTAAAGGCCAAGGCCGATAAGACAGCCGTCGAAGGTGCAATGGAAGCCATGAGAGATGGCCTGATTAGTGAGCTTCCAAAGTACGAGCCGGAAGTATTCCAGGGTTTATCAAGTGAGTTAATGAGCATTTACCCAATCGGAGACTCGCATATTGGGATGTTGTCATGTGAGGAGGAAACTGGAGACAACTTTGATATAAAAATTGCTGAATCTGAATTGTGCATGTCATTTGCCGAGTTAGCGAGACAAACCCCGAGCTGCAAGGAGGCTTTGTTGATTAATCTGGGCGACTTCTTTCATGCTGAAAATATGGCTGGCGTAACAAGCAAGTCAGGAAATAGGCTGGATATGGATGGTCGTGCGTACAAGATGATCCGAGCTGGGATGCGTGTTATGCGAGTGATGATTGAGACACTTCTGCGATATCATGAGCACGTCCGTGTGATTAGCTTGCGAGGCAATCACGACGACATTCTTGCTATGTTCCTTTCTGAAGCTTTGTATCAGATTTATGAGAATGAGACCAGGGTGACTATTGATCGTTCTCCGAGCGTATTCGGGCATCACTCATTCGGGAATACGCTGATAGTTGCTCACCACGGGCACACCTGCAAACCCGAAAAAATCCCCGGGGTGATCATGTCAGACTATCGCAAGGAGTTCGGCCAGTCAGAACACTGTTACGTGTACATGGGGCACATTCACAATCAGACAGTAAAAGAGTTACCAGGCATGATCATTGAGTCATTTACAGCGACATCACCAAAAGATGCCTATGCTCATGAAAGTGGTTATCGGGCAAAGCGAGTTCTTAATGCAATCGTAATTGACAAAACAAACGGAGAAATTCAGCGCATACGGAGACTTGTGAAATGAAGAGAAAAGGATCAATTGAAATCGAGTATGATGATGAAACGGATTTTGTCCAGTTCCGAGCATGGACAACCGAGCAACTACCGGATGATCACCCGATTATGCGCATGATACATACGTGTGAGGTCGCCCTGGTGGATCATATAGAATCCAAAGATAAACTAAATTAGCCCGCATTAGCGGGTTTTTTTTGTTTGATGCGTCACACTTTTATCATCAATTTCTCTTGTTTTCCTGATGGTGAGCTATAGTTAAATCATGGAAACAAATGAGAACAACATCATGTTATCAATTCTGATTGCAGTAGTTTCAACAAAGGTTATTGGTGGCTGGATCGTTCACGCTTTTGGGGACGAAAAAGAAGACACCCCAAAAATCAAGTTCATTTGCAGCAAAGGCTGGAAATTGTAATAAATGTGATTGATATCACAGCATACAAGAAAGAATGAACTATAGTTAAAACAAGAAAACAAATTACATCGGAGAGACATCATGGAAACATTAATTGCAAAAGCAGTTCAGGGAAATGAAGAATATCGCTTGGTTCAATACGACTGCGATGGCCGCAAGGATATGGGCGTGGAAGAACTGGTTAACGGCAAGAAGATCGCATTCAAATGCGTTGATTCAGTAATGGACGGCGCACTGTATATCGCCTGGTCTGTTGGTGATCTGACTTGTGGTGAGTACAAAAGCTTCCTGAAACAGAATCAGGGTGGCTATTATGATTAGCATCGGGCATTTATTCGGAAAGGGGTTTTTCGTCTACGCAGAAACTCCATCCAAGCGCATATCAAAATATATGGATGAGCCAGAGGCCCGCAAGTTCGGCAAGAAACTGGCTGAATCAACAATGCAGGAATTTGACGAAAACCTGCAGTATTTTGATGGAGACGATTACAAGAAGGTCGTAAGCCAGCAAGACATCAACCGTGAAATGGCGTTCAAGATGATCGAACAGACGTCACGAGAAGAAGCTGGTGAATATCTCGATAAGTTACGGAAAGGTGAATCGCTTGATGTTGTGAGCGTTCATGACGGCCATTATTCATACGCAAATGGAATTGATTTTAACTAAGGAGAAACACATGTTAGATATTTTGAAAGCCGCAGTTATAGCCATGATTGCCGTGTACGCAGTGGGATACATGCACCAGGCGCACAGCGAAGACATCAATCGGTATCCGCTTAGTCAGGCCATGAATGAGCTCAATTCAACGATGAGTGATTTAACTCATGTATTCATGAACTGTAAAACGCAACAGGAATGCAACGATTACTCTAAATCTGATACCGCAATGGCTAAAACGCTTGAGGAGCAATATCATGACTAAAAAACAACTCTATCGGATGTTTGAAGGCGCTCTATACGACTTTTTCACCAACGAATGTGGATGGGATCATTACGAAGCCCTTGAGAACGTATTGATTTCCGAGCTTAACATTGACTCCTGCAATGATGAAAATGACATTATGAATGCAGCGGATGACATGATTTGCTACTTGTGTACCGGGGGTTAGTATAGGTGAGCGATATTTTTCAATCGAAGATAATGATGGGTGGTCGGTGATTGATTCGTTTTTTGGGAAAACAATAAGAACGCAAATACCGACGGAGCAAGCCGCAGACGAGATCGCGGAGGAATTGAATGAAGCTGGTTGCTATTTTGATGATGATTAAATAGAAACAAACGTTACAGTTCCCAGGGATGGGTCGATGATAGCTTCCGAATCTTGACCCATGATTTTAATTTCAAGATCACCAAAAGCATTCTGATCGGGCCAGGTAATGAAGTTTTCAATACCGTTACGGGATAGAATTTCGCAAGCCTGGGAGATGAATGAACCAAGTGATTCAGTTGATGTGCATTGAGTTTTAACTGTGTATGTGAACATGATGTGCTCTCCTGTTTCTGTTTTCACTATAAGTATGGTTCATTTGTGGGAGAATGTAGTGACTTACATCACAAATGAAGATAATTAACCACGGATATTGTGGGGATATGATAGCAGAGAAGGAATAAAAAAACCCCTCAAGAGAGGGGTTAAAACGGAGGACACAACAAACATGAACAAACAAGGAGGCATTGAGGTAAGTATGATGCAATGCAGCTGGTGAGTCAATGCAAAAATAAATTAACAAAAAATAAGTATATTGATGCAGATCACGGATTTTATATCAATCATGTTCGATAATGAAAATACACAAAGAAACGGAGATACAAAATGCAAGAATACAACTTAGATGAACACATGGATCATATTTACGCCAACCGATTAGATGACTTTTTCAACTACCTGTCGACCCAGACATCTCTTTATGATGCTCTGTGGTGTGCATTTGAAGAAGCAAAAGAGAATAAGTTCTGCGCTCAAACGCACGTAATTATCCGGCGAAACCAGTGGAAGGCGCACGTTTACCGGCTCATGGAAAAAGAAAATTTCCACTTGTGGATGCTGCTGCGCGAATTCGCAATAGAAGATCACGAAGAACAGGAGGAATCCGCTGCTGCGGATAAAGCAGATGCTGAAAGTTAAAGAAATAGCCGATAACTACAAGTTTTCTCCGGTCGTGTCCAATGAGGATGCGGCCATTTTTGTAGATATGATTGAGCGCGGAATGAGTATTGATGCAGTGATAGAGATGATGTCATCAGCTAGATCTGAGTGTTCGGCGGGCGGCCTTGCTCGGCGATATCACATGAAGCGACTGGCAAGGAATAAGTTGATTAGGCAATCACCGTTATTTTGTGCGTTGCTTGGTGTGAATGCGCTTATATTGTGACTTAAATCAAAGAAATTTGGGTTCATTGAATTATAATGAAAGCATCAAACAAACGGAGAAACAAAATGAACAAAGATGAATTGAAAACAATATTAGATAATCACGAAAAGTGGCTGAATGACATCGAGGGTGGAGAGCAGGCCAACCTGTCCAGGGCCGACCTGCGCGAGGCCGACCTGCGCGGTGCCAACCTGTCCAGGGCCAACCTGCGCGAGGCCAACCTGCGCGAGGCCGACCTGCGCGAGGCCAACCTGTCCGGGGTCGACCTGCGCGAGGCCGACCTGTCCAGGGCCGACCTGTCCGGGGCCAACCTGTCCAGGGCCGACCTGTCCGGGGCCAACCTGTCCAGGGCCAACCTGCGCGAGGCCAACCTGCGCGAGGCCGACCTGCGCGAGGCCAACCTGTCCAGGGTCGACCTGCGCGAGGCCGACCTGCGCGGTGCCGACCTGCGCAAGGCCGACCTGAGATTCCTTTGCTCTGCGGATGGAAAAATAATCGCGACGATGAATGCTGGAAAATACCAAGTTGTGGTGTCAAAAGAAAAAATCGCCATTGACTGCCAATTTCATACCGTAAAACAATGGAAGTCATTCAGTGATAAACAGATCTCACAAATGGATGATGGGGCTGTTGAGTGGTGGGGTAAATGGAAAGACTTAGTCATTAGTTTTCACGAAAATATTTTCGGAGGTGATGAATGATTACTTCAAAGTTGGTTACACCAGATATGATCGTTAGTGCATGCATTATTACCGGGTATAGCTCAATTCAAGAGGCGGCTAAAGCCCTGCTTAATGACTGGCCCGTAATGACTTTTAGCGCTAGCAATGTGGCCGTTCTGGCTGATTGCGATGGATGCCGATTGATACTTCAGGAGAAGAAATGATGGTATTTACATTCTTGGAATTGGCGCAAATGGCGTCCGGAGCTCAAAAGCTTATCGAAGCTGTTCATCGGCTGGAAACTGTAGCTATTGTCGCGAGTGGGGAAAGAGCGGAGTCGGTTCGGGATTACTCTGAAATGCTGCTTGGAGATATCGAGAAGTCTATTGAGAAAATCAATAAAGCCGCTGGGCATCAATTAGATGTAGATGACAGCGAGTGGGAATCCTTCTAAAACAAAGCCCCTATGTTGGGGCTTTTTGTTAATCAACTGAATGCAACGTTTCTGCCTTCGCCCTCCGCTCCAACTCCAGGATCTCAAGTTGTGTTTTTTTGCTAGACAGATACTGCCCCCGAATTGCAAAAATACATAAAATGAGACCCGCAAAAGTCGAAATCAAAGCTACATTGTCGGTGGTAAAATTGCAGATGCTGGCTATGCCGCTAGTGATGCTTACTCCTGATGCTGCGTAGGCGGTTCGAACGTCTTCAAAAATCGTCATAGTGCAGATCCCTGTGGTGGTAGTGTATCGGCATAGTTAAGTCCTCACTGTTGATGTGGTATCATGATATCAAATTCAACAAACAGGTTAAATCATGTCGATTAAAAAAGCTGGTGTGGCGTGTTCTATTCCTGCGATCATTAGTATCGTCATTGGGATGTATGGTGCCAAGCTTGAAACATCAAAGGATGGGCTGCAGCTGATTGGCAACTTTGAATCATGCCGAAAGGATTCATATTATTGCCCGGCTCATGTGGTCACTGCTGGGGTCGGCCATACCGGAAGCGATGTTAAAATAAAGCGAATTTATTCTGATGAGCAAATAGCCGCTTGGTGGGCGAATGACATTCTTGAAGCTGAGAAGTGCGTGAAGGGAAACGCATCGCACGCAATGAAACAGGGACAATTCGACGCATATGTATCCCTCGCGTTTAATGTGGGATGCGGAACTTTCTCAAGATCGTCGGTAGTAAAATATGAGAATAACGGGCAGATTTTAAAATCATGTCAATCAATCTTGCTTTATGACAAAGCCAATGGTCGCGTTTTGCAGGGATTGAAGTCCCGCAGAGAAAAGGAGTACCAGTTATGCACGAAAAAATAAATACAATCAAAGAAGTCGTAGAAATTCCAGATCACGATGAACGACACGCGTCATCTGAATTCATTCGTAACCGAAAGAAGTTGATTCACGAAATGGGAGAAAAGTGCTTTATCTGTGGCAGCGACGAGAAATTAGAAGCACATCATCTTCTGGAATGGTGTTTTGCCAATGATTTTGATTTCAACAAGGTAAAGGATATTCTGTTGAAATTTGACATGTACGGACTAAGTGAGAAGATGAAGGGCGTGGAGATATCAAGCGTTGACGACATCCGAAATCTGTTGATCCTATGCAAGCACCACCATATAGAAAAGAACAATGGCGTTCACGCGCTAACATTCCCTGTATGGCTGGCGCAAGCAGCAACCAAAGATGGTATCGATATTACACCTGATGAGGTGAACAAATGATATATAAAGCCATAACCATAGCCTTGGGATTGATTCTGGCGTGTTTTATCGTGTGGGTTGCTGTCTTGTGTTACCAGAAATCCAGTCTCGCAGAATCACTTACGCAGGCCTTAACTAGCGTTCAAAATCTAAAGGAATCGAATGATAGCCTAACCAAGACGATTGCAATCCAGGATTCTACGCTGAAACTTCAAAGCCAAACCCTTAGCGATAACGCAAAGAAAGCGAAACAGATTGAAGAAGATGCCAAAGGCAAACAAATCAAGATCAACAAGGAGCTAAAAAATGAAAGCTGCTACACTACTAAAATCCCTGATTCCGCTGTTACTTCTGTCTGCTTGCTCCAGCCCTCGAATCCAGTATGTAACAAAAATTGAGTATCGATCAATAGACATACCTGAGTCCATGTATCCAAAATGCGATCAAGTCGAAAGCTCTGATTTGACATATGGCGGAGCGATAAACTTGGTTGGTGAGCTAAGGAGTGAGATAGAAAAGTGCAATTCAATGTCTGATTCACTAAAGATTTACATCGAAAAGACAAAAGCTGAAATCGGAAAGAATTAATAATGCATAGGAAAGGGCCGAATATTTCCAGCCCTTTCTATTAGTGTTTGAATTAATCCACGTTTAAAGTTGGCACTGGTTTAATTCATTGTTGATTTTTTTCAGTCACATCACCATCAAAGTCATTCGGAGTTACAAAATAATCAGTCATTTGTTGATTCCTCCGGAGCTGTAAATTGTTCATTTGAATATAAATACCCAAGATCAACAAATACAGAATCTTTTATTTCCACAGGCTCTCCAGAATCAGGTGACCATGTTGCCGCCCCATCCCACACTACAATATTAATCACAACACCATTATCAACAATTGCATATTTACTCATTGTAATCACCACTCAATAATGACGACGCCAGGCATTCCATTGCCGCCTGCAGCCCCTGACCCGGTGACTGATTGACTGACGCCACCAGCCCCGCCGCCGCCAGAACCATAGCCATAAGCATCGCGCCCAGATATTGCGGTGCCGCCATTGCCCCTACCATTAGCGCCGCCGCCACCGAATGGGCCGGACGCCCCCCAACCGCCGCCGCCAACGCCAGCGGTTGCGCCAGAATCAGTACCATAACCACCATATGGATAACCAGATCCACCAATACCACCAGAAGAAGTTGCTCCAGCAGCCCCACCCGGCTGACCACCGCCAGCACCGGCAAGGGTGATTAAAGACCCAACAATCGTACTTCCACCTGCTCCACCAGCCGTGCCTATAGCTCCGCCTGCTCCACCAGCGCCAATGGTAATAGCAATCACTTGACCTGGAGTTACAGTATAAGGAACCTTCTGAATGCTTTGTCCATATCCACCACCGCCACCTCCGCCAGAATTGTTTGATGAGGTTGTATTTGAACCACCACCACCAGACCCACCAGCACAACCTGACGCATAAATGGTTGTTACCCCGACTGGTACAGTGAATGACCCGCTTGATGTGAATCTCTGAATGCCTTTCTGTGTGTACAATTGACCTAGCGCTACAGCGTGGCTTGCTGCTGTGGCATCACCAACATTTAAAGGTATTTGTGAATTACCAGAAGATGTGGAAATGTTAGTGCCATCGCCATAAACAATTGATGATTGCCCGCCACTGTAAATAGAAATACCGGTCCCGGCTAATGTCTTGCATGTTACCGTAAACGATCCAGTGCAGTTGTTGATAACCTGCCAGCTCTTGGTGAACGAAGGAAAGATTAAGTTCAGATTTGCAGTTAGCGATCCAGATATAACGATGATATCATTTGCTGCCTGGAGGTTTGTCAGTGTGTAATTAGCGCTAGTCATTGTGACATTAGTGATACCTGAATTTAACGGGGCCCAACCTGCAGCGCTAGAACTCTCCGGATCAGTGGTATTATTTGCGACAAGATTTTTCCACAGCCCGCCTCCATCACTTCTCATAACCAAAGCGCCCAGAGGATAACCGCCGACTGCAGAGGAGAATGCTGAGTTATACGGGAATTGACCGCCAGATTCCAAATAACGAATAGCTTCGGTTACATCATAAAACATTCCATTGAAATCAGCCCCGCGAGGCGGCAGGCCACCAGCCAACTTAGCTACAGTCGTGATTGGGGGGAATCCCAGATCATAGCCAGCCAGCCCCGCGCTGTTATCGGCGGATGCCGGAATGTCGTTTCTTGTGCCAGAATTCGCAAATGGCACCGTAATTTGCGATGGTGTGCTAAGAGACATCTGTTATCGCTCCTGTTTGGATGAATTGGCCTTCATCAAAGCCGTATACGTCATTATACGTGTTTGCCTCAGCAAAGCCAAAGGTGTACTCGGGTATCTCAGACACGAAACACCGAACTCCCGCGGGTCTTGGTAAGATACCTGATTGAATGATTGCTTTCTGATACCCATCGAGCGCGAATGCAAACGTGTATCTAATCGCCATGTCGCCTAAGTCATTCACCCAGCATTTGCCCATTGATGACGTCAGTGTGTTCAGTATCTTATTCAGAGAGAAAACATCAACATCGGATATGTTTGCCATAGCTTTAGCCATAATCAGAACACGAAATGCGTTATCAGCAAGCTTGTATGTGTATGTGTCGTCTGGCCCGTTATAGAAAGGGGATTGATCGAACGGATCCCAGGACTCTGACAAGGTGTTCGCTGTTTCGATACTATATCCAATCGTGTTTGATTTGTAATACGTTATGCCAGTGCTAGAATCCTGGTATGCGTAATCTGTCCACGAGGTTAGCCCATACGGATCTTGAAATGACTGTGGATAGTAGATCTGAACGTCCAAATGTTCTTTTGTCGAAAAACCAAAATAATCCTCAGATTGGACTTCAAGATATCGGCCGTTTTCAATCCAGACAATATTTGCCCAAATATCAAGACCGAAACCTTGCGCTGTTTCGACATTCCACGCCATATCGTAGAATGAATTTTGCCACGTAGTTGTGTCGAAATAGGTCGGCAGAAGCTCTATCTGTGACTTTATTGCTGTCGTTTTTCCGTATTGCTTCATACAAGCACCACTGAAATATTGCTATCGCTAATGGTTGGGTATTGATCTATACCCATTGACACGCTATTTAATGTTGCCGTCGATGTACCAACAAGTATGGATATGACGCTCACAGCTTTGCTGATTTGAGCAACGCCGTAATAAAATGTCGATGCGTAAATGTCTCCACTAATTCGAGCGCGATCAGAGCCATCAGTTCCGTTAAAGGTCGCGGTTATGGCTGCCTTTGTTTGCGCGACGATATCTGATGGCAACTTAGTCGAATTCTTAATCTGTACCTCAAACAAGATCGGAGTTGATGTTGGGCGATTAAAATTATATGTGTATGTCGGATATGGGTAGGCTACGTTTCCGCTGTCATCGACAATTGTCACTGTGGTGTTACCAATCGTGCTACAGCCAGATGATTTCTTTGCTGCTATAGCTGCACCAATTGATGAATCAAGTCCTCCCTCAACAGCAACATAGACGGTATGCGCAGGGATTGAATAACTCGTCGCGCCATACGTAATAGCTGATCCAGTGAAGTTGTCATATACATACACATCAAGAACGTCATCGACATCCCAGATGGCTGAGCGAATTGCAGCAGGGCTTCCATTTGCATTCTTTGCTACAGATTCTCTCCGGCGAATTTCAAATGCTGATGTAGTTTCAATATCAGAGCCGACGGCAGCAACAATCAGGTTTGTTATCGCGTCCCATCCAGAAACTACGACAGCAATGGAGGTTAATTGACCAATTCCAAGCGATATAGATCCCTTGGTCTGACAGGCAAAAGAAACTGTTGCAGTCCCATTTGAGTCGAATGTGAAATCGCCAGAATTTGCCCAATAATAACCGGCGTCATCTTTTGCGATCGCAGCCCCTGCAGATATCGTCACCCCAACAGATCCATTTAACTGAGCCGTAACTGTTGATGATGTGGCGGGCTTTCTGGTCATGAAGTATATGCGACCAATGGCTTCCTGCATCCGCCCTTCGGCATTCATGGGGTCGACTTGGTTTATATATGATGCTATCGCTGCATTCTGATTGTTGATTGCCTGAGCGATAGATTGTGCGCGGTAATACTGAGGCGTACCGACATCAGTGATATTAAGATTACCACCGAATGAGTCGTTTTCGTCAGCCAATGCGCCATCAAATAGATCGGCTGCATCCGGAATACTGACGCCAGTAGAAGTGATTTCAATCGTAGGGATATTAGACATTGATTGTAGTCCCATCGGTTAATGTTATTTGAAGCTGCCCAGTGGTTTTTCTCGTTGTTTCATCGAAAACAGTGATGGGAGTGCAAGCTGATACGCCCTCAACTTTTTCAGCTTCCTGCTTATACCAGGCGTTCAGTTGTGATGATGATGGTTTTTCACCAAGAATGGATGTGTATGGGATACCGCGACCAACATCGAATGCAGCTTCACCCTGCCATACCATGCAGGCGCACGCTACGTCCTGCACTACAGAGTAAGGGTATGACGCCATAGCGATGTTCCCGGCAGCATCCAACGTTTCATCCCACGTTTCAGGGTCTAAATAAACCGTGTTTCCAGTCATGTCACCCAACCTTTGTCGTCGTGGTTGTTTGTGTCCCGACACTCATCTGCTGATTTGGCACTCCAGTCGTACCACCCGAATCACCTGGGTGTGTATGACCATTAAACAGAGCCACCATTCTCGAATCAACAAGCTCTCGTAGAGTGTCGCCTGATGCCCCTATTCTAACAGCTGAACCGTGAACTGTCGCCGTTCCGTTCGCTTCAATGGTTGCTGTCGTGCAATTCGCGATAACAGTGGGAGCCTCAATAGTCACTTTCGTGGGTGAGTGAACAGTGATGCCGTTCGAGTTGAACTGAATATACTGAGTTGGAGCAGCGTTCAGTATTCCGCCGATGTAGACACCATCACTGAAATCATGAGATCTCATTGACGCAGGAGGAGACTTTTTGCGGGCATTCTTGAATTTACTTATGTCACGAGAACAGAAGCAGGCAATACCGAGATCTCCAACTTCCGGATCAATGACTATGGCGTTACTGCCTCCCTGCAGTCTGAAATAGGGTAGATTTGTCAGCGTTCCGTGATCGAGCGGAGTGCCATCCCCACGCACTAAATCAACCTGAGGAATGACATCAACATAACCAACCGGCGACAACCCAGTGTTTCGCACCGCCACAATCTTAACGGGTAGGCAAGTTTGCATCTTCGCCATTTGCTGCTGAATGACAAACATGTTTTTGTTGAATTCTGATTGGGTCGAGTTTAACCCATGAAACCCAAATTGCTCGGTCATATTGGTGCTCATGTTCCAGGCCCTCTTGTGACAAAGCCAATTGGAGCGGCAAAGTAATGAGTAAACCAGCTGCCACCCGGAAGATTCGATGCCAATACATGACTCATGCTAAAAACCCACCAATCACCAGCGGTCGGCTGCGCATCGTCAGTTTCCAGTGTGATAGTTTGCCCAAGCCTGATTGCGGGATCGAACACCGTGGAGAATGTAACGCCAGTCACGACCTTTTGAGGAATTCCAACAAGCCCGTTGCCTGCATTGAATATGGGCTTGCTGGCGGCCTTCCTGTTGCCGTTAATTGGCATTATCGCTAGAACCTTTTCGGCTGAACTGATGATGTATTGGAAATTTGCCGCCCGAGATATGGTGTTGAGCTTATCTATTGCGCTTCCGCTCAGGTATTGATCGGTGACGTAACTGGAAACGCCGTTATTTTCAAATGACAGTGACAAAGTATTGGCTATTTTGCTGACTATCGTCGACACCGCAATAGTGCCCATGTAGTTTTCAGATGACGTAGCTGTAACTCTCGCCGAATAGAATTCGGTTGACTCAATAATCATCGGTACTTCCGGCATTTCATTATATGACGGATAGCATTGATATATAGTCCCGGAAAACAGAGTTGAATAATTACCCTGCTTGTCCGTAGCCTCAAGAGTGACAATGTTCTGATTTACACCAAGAGCATTGTAATTCAACACAAAGCAGCGATTCATTACTTCCCTGGGTACGCCGTAAATCTGAATCCTGGCTCTTGAGTACTCTTGTCCGCCAGCTTGGTCTACTTCTGCTGTGATTCGATATGGTGTATCGAAAGTAACCTTGTCTGGATTGCCCTCTTTGTCGAATGTTCCAGAAGATAATTGAATCGTTACCCTTAGATATCTTCGTTGAAAAGTAGTAGCCATCTCGTGCCCCATCCGTCATATGCCGGTGGTTCGTCACCCTGGGTGTCAATTGCGATAATTTCACCGCTGAATCCAGAGTATGACGCCCGAACCATTCCAGTGCGATTTTGCATTAGTATATTTTCACAAATGATTGTACCACTAATACTCAAGCTGAAATACTGACGATCACCAAGCGTGCGCAGAACGATTGTGCAATTTTGATCTGATAGTGTCGCGTTTACAGTCTGATATGCAACGGCTGAAACGGGAATGCTAACTATTGCCATAATTTGACGCTCCAGCCGCTGATGTTGTTTTAGTTGCCGCCTTCGTTTGAACTTTCACGGAAGACGAATTTGATTGCAGATTTGGATCTGAAACGTTTGATGATGAATATGTTTCGCTAGCAAGAATTACTTCTTGAAACACACAATCAGCAACGCACTTATATCCAGTCTGCAAGTCTTTGGGAAATGTGTAGTCCTTTAGCGTAAAGCTAATGAACGTCTGCGTATCAGTCAGTATGTCGAAGATTTCAGTCGATTGTCTGGCTGTCTCCACCCAGTTTTCAAGCTCAACACGGCTACTCGCTGCGCCGTCTTTTATCAGACTTATACGGACTAACCGGGGGGTCTTAACTTTGTCGTATGAGTAAAACGCACCGGTTGATATTGGATGAGTAGCGACTGTCGATTCACCCATGATGTAGGCGCTACCTACCCCCGTAATTTCTACGGCTACAGTAGTCGTTCCGGTTTTGTATATTCCCCATTTTGTGCTGAAAAAATAATCCCACAGGGAATTAATCGCATTCCCAAGCAGCGTGGTGGTGAGTGACTTCGTGTAGGTTCTTAAATTTGGAATTCCGCCGATTGACATTACCTAGCTCCTGATTCTGCAGCCACGATCTGATGATGAAGCTCTCTGGCGACACCTCGCGCATCTGTCGCCTGCGTGTTCACAACAACCTGACCTATTGTAACTGTATTTCCCTGTGACGAAGTGACCATTCCGTTGTTTGCTGCTGTAGCCATTCCAGTTTTCATCCCAGCGGCCTGCATTCCGGCTTGAATGTTTGCATTATTGATGTAGTCGGCATTAGCCCCACCCTCGCGCTTGCTCATTGCGACCAGGAGCTTGCGCATGATATATGGGTTGCTTACGTCTATCTCTTGATCCTTGCCAACGCCAATATCTTGCGCCACATAATTAGCATATCCAGCTGTATCATTTTCATTACTTGGTGCGTACTTGCTGACAATCTCAGAGACAGTATTAAGCCCATGCTTGTAGTAAGACATCAGTTGCTTCGACATGGCAGCATAGCCGCTGGCTACGTCATTGAATTTTGCAAAGCCAGATTGATCTTTGGTTGCGCCAGACTGACCAGCAAAGCGTAGGTTGCCTGGATTATTCAATCTTGCTGCAATCGTTCCACCCTTAACTTCCGTTGTCGTGGACTCGGCGTATCCGCCAGAATCTTTCATTGATGCGCGGATCTTTTCCTTTATTTCTTCTGGGGTTGATGGGTCGTCAAGAATGCGCTTGTTGATTTCATCCTGCTCGCCAGTGTTCAGGCTGGATGAGTAAAAGATTGACCCTACCACACCAAGTCTAGCCAATAGCGCACCAACCCCACTCATTAATCCGCCACCAGCAGCACCGGCAGCTCCAGCTCCAGCGGCGCCAGCAGCGGTTTCAGCTGTGGTGCCAATCAATGCGAGTTTAGTGATAACCCCAGCCAATCCGGAAATAATGCCCGTGCCACCAACCAATCGAAGCACACCAAGCAAGCCGAGGATTTTGGTGCTCCATCCGTCAGTGGCTTTGTCTGCGTCTTTCAGCCAGTCAATAATAGTCGATACTGCAGGGATTGCTTTGTCTGCAAAGTCCGAGAATCCATTCATTGCTTTTTCGATGGCTGGGGCGAGCTTAATGATTAATGCGCGAGTGAGTGATTCGATATGCTGCTGGACGCGGATCCATTTCTGCTCCATGTCCATAGCGGCTTGAGCTTGTTTTTTAGTGTACCCCTGTTGGGCATCAACAAGCTTTTTCATCTGCGATGAGCCAGACAGAATGAGATTGATACTCCCCTCGTCGAGACCCATCTGTTTAAGGATGCCATACGCCTGCGGGCGGGCAATGTGCTTTGACTCTATGGACTTACTTATGTCACCAATGAAAGTGCCAAAATCCTTTGCCTTACCTTGCGCATCAGTCCAGCTAACCCCCAGCTGTTGCATAAATGGCAACCACTTAGATTGACCTGTCTGCGTGAAGTCAGTCATCTCGGCATTCATTTGCGCAGCTGACTGGATAAACCCTTGCTGCGTACCACCAACCAACTCAGATGCGCGGGAGAACTTGGATAACATCTCAACGCTCATGCCCAGATTTTGAGACATGTTAGTTAGCGTCATCCCGGTTTTCATGACGCCAGAAGCGAAATCAATCAGCCCTCGTCCAGCGGTTATCGCAGCAAAGAAAGCTACAGCTGCAGTTTTCAACCCGGTAAAGTACGAGGCCGCCTTTTTACCAGCCGCCTCAATGTCACGCGAGTTTTTTTCGATGCCCTTCTTTAGTTTGTCCTGCCCGGTTACAATCTCGCCCTGGGTTTTCTTGTATTCCTTTGCATCAAGGCCCAGCTTGACGATCAGTTCATCGATTACTGTTGGCATTTTTGGGCCTCGTTTATTGAATTTACCAAGTGGATTTCATACAAATTATACAGGTCTTCGGAGCCGTAGACAGTCTGCAGCTCGTGCAATGTCGCCAGTTTTGACGACACCACGGTTGCAATAATATCGGGAATGTTTGAATAGGACATGAACTTGCCTCCGCTTCCTCCACCCCGATATGACATCGGAATGTCTACTGGTCTCCGCCTGT